CTGCCGCTGGAAGTTGGCAGGGCAGTGTCTGTGCGCGTCGAGCGCGCCGACTCACAGCGTGATGCCGACGGCGTCACGTACATGGGCGCTATCACCGTCCGCGTCATCACCACTCACTGATTCAACATCTGCCGCCTCGCGGCTTTATCCAATGTGCCTTTTGGAGGATTTTCCATGGCCGACGACAATTTGAACACCGCTGCAGGCTGCCGACTCGGCCTCGGCACCAAGACCGGCGCCGATACAGAAGCCGATTACAAACAGGACGTATACGTCGACGTAGGCGAAATCGAAGACCTGGGCGAGTTTGGCGACACCTTCAGTTCGGTGACCTTCACGTCGCTGAAGGATGGCCGCGTGCGCAAGTACAAGGGTACTGCCGACGCTGGCGACATGACGCTGACTGTCGGCCTGGACAACGGCGACGCGGGTCAGAAGGCCGTGAAGGTTGCCCACAAGGACCGCTCCAAGGGCGACTACAACATCAAGGTCACGTTGAACGACGGTGATGCGACGGCCACTCCGGTCGTGCTGCCGACCACTTTCTACTTCCGCGTGAAGGTGATGAACAACACCGTTGCGCCCGGCGACGCGGGTCAGAAGGCCGTGAAGGTTGCCCACAAGGACCGCTCCAAGGGCGACTACAACATCAAGGTCACGTTGAACGACGGTGATGCGACGGCCACTCCGGTCGTGCTGCCGACCACTTTCTACTTCCGCGTGAAGGTGATGAACAACACCGTTGCGCCTGGCGCGGCGGACAACGTCGTGCGCCGCAACATCACCATGGGCATCAACTCCGATGTCATCGAAATCGCTGCCGGCCCTGCCGCCTGATCGGGTGAAACATGAGCAAGACATTGCACGGCAACATCGACCTTGTCGTTGGCGGGGTCACCTTTCAACTGCGGCCGACGCTGGCTGCCGTCCGTGCTATCGAGGCCCGCTTCGGCGGGCTCCGAGGTGCAGCGAGCGCGCTGCATCAGGTCAGCGTGGACGGCGCCGCGCTGATCATCGCTGCTGGCGCCAATCTGACTGAAAAGCAAACGGAGGGGTTGGCAGAGGCGGTATGGCAGGAGGGCGTAGCAAACATGACCCCGCAGCTGAACGATTACCTGGCAGCCCTGTACAACCCGCGCGGCGGTGAGCCGGGAAAGGAGCGGCCGACGGAGTCAGCGCCGTAGAGGCGGGGAGCTACGTCGATCGGCTTTATGCGGTGGCCACCGGCTGGCTCGGTTGGTCACCGCAAGTGGCGTGGCATACCTCGCTGCCCGAACTGTTCCTCGCTATGGATGCGAAGATCGAGTGGGCACGCATGACTAGCCCCTTCCCCAACAGCACCCAGTCCAGCCCCCAATCCAAACCCAAGCCGACGACCGTCGCGCAGAAGCTGCGCATGGCGCTCACCGGCAAGGGCAGCACATAACGTTTTTCCGGAGTTCTACACGTGGCCGATACCGACGTCCAAGGCATGCTGGTTCGCATCGAAGCCACCACGGCGCAGCTGCGCCAGGAGCTGACCCGCTCGGAAGGCTCGGTGTCGAGCACCGCTCATAACATCGATCAAAGCCTGGGTCGGATCGACAACGCTTTCGACCGAGTGAACGCCAGCGCCCAGACGGTGGGTCGTGCGGTCACATCAGCCTTCGATCAGATCGGCGCCGGTAACCTGGCCGCTGCTGGCTCGATCGCCGGGTTGGTGGCGCTGACGACCACCACCATCGATTACGCGAAAGAGGTCAAGAACCTTTCCGCGCTATCGAACACCACGGTCGAAGACTTCCAGCGCATGGCCTTTGGTGCAAAAACTGTCGGCGTTGAGCAGGACAAACTGGGCGACATCCTGAAAGACACCAACGACCGAGTCGGCGAGTTTCTGCAGCGTGGTGGCGGCGAGATGTCTGATTTCTTCAAGGAAATTGCGCCGAAGATCGGGGTAACTGCTGGGCAGTTCGCCAATCTGTCCGGGCCACAGGCCTTGCAGCTTTACTACACATCGCTCGAAAAAGCCGGTCTGAATCAGCAGCAGATGACGACCTACATGGAGGCGATGGCCGACGAAACCACGGCATTGATTCCACTGCTGCGCAATAACGGCAAAGGGTTCAAGGAGTGGGGGGATCAGGCCGATCGCGCGGGCTCGGTTATCTCAGAGTTTAACGTCAACCGCCTCGTCGCTGCGGGACAGGCTATTTCCGGTTTGAAAGCAACCTTCTCCGGGGCGGCCAACCAAATCACCATCGGCCTGCTGCCAGGTATAGAGAGCATCACCAAGTCTCTACAGGGTCTGAGCGACAACGGCGGTGCTCAGCGCCTGGGCGAGACGATCAGTTTTCTGGCCGAGAACGTGGATGTACTGGTCGCAGCGCTGGGCGGCAAGATGGCGGCGGCTTTCGCCAAGTTCGCCATCGATGCGGTCGCATCGTCGGCGACGGCTACCAAGGCGATGCTGACCAACATCGCCACCACCAAGGCATCGGCTATCGCCAAGGCCGAGGAAACGGCGGCGTCGGCAGCGTCTTCTGCGGCCAAGCTACGCGAATCAGTCGCGGCATACTCGGCAGCTCAGGCGTTGGAAGCTGAGACAATCGCGCGGCTCGCCCAGGTGCAAGCTGCGCGCCAGGCGCTCGCCTATCAGGCCAGCCTGGCCGTCGGTACAGTGGAAGAGACGCGATACACCGCCGCGCTGGCCGCCATGGATGTTGAACTTGCGGCAGCCAAAACGGCCGCAGCTGCTGCCACCCAGCGCCTGGCAATCGCTACTGCGGCGTCTTCGTCTGCCATGGCGCGCGACACGGCGGCCACGGTCGCCAACGCTGCAGCCCAGGCTCAGGCCGCAGCGGCCAAGAACGTGCTGGCGCGGGCGAGCTCGTCCCTGCTGGCGCTGCTGGGTGGCCCGGCCGGGATCGCGGCGCTGGCGATCGGCGTCGGCGTGGCGTTCCTGGCTATGGGGTCCAATGCCCAGACCGCCCGCACGGACGTGAACGATCTGAAGCGGTCGGTCGAAGAAGTGCGCAAGGAGTTCGCGCAACTGACCCGCGACCAGCAGCAGGGCGCACTGGTGCGTGTCACCGAGCAGCAACGAGACTCGGCCAAGGAAGCCGCAGATGCATTTGAGGGCCTGCGCACATCGATGCAGCGTGGGCTCATCGGTCCGCGCTCCAGCGAAGCCGGTGGCAAACAGTTCGCCGCGTTGGCGAGCAGCATGGACGAAGCCAGGAAGGCGGGACAACCGCTGTCCGACACGATTCTCAAGGTCGGCCAGCAGCTGGGTATTCCTCAGAAGCAGCTGGACGGCTGGGTCAAACAGTCCGAAGCCGTCAGCACGCTCGACGTAAATACCAACCTGCTGGCGGCCCGTCAGGAGCTGTACACCAAGCAGCTGGACGGCAGCACCAAAAGTACGAAGGACAAGAACGAAGCCGATATCGCCGCCGACAACGCCGGCAAGAATTATCAGCAGACCCTCGACAAGCAGATCCATGCGCTCAAGGACAAGACGAAGCTCGAGGAAGCCGACCGGTTTATTACCGAGAACAAGATCGACCCGCAGGGCGCACTGGCAAAGCAGATTCGTGATACCGCCAAGGCCTACGACGCCCAGAAGGACGCGGACAAGTCTGCGACGGAGTCAGCGCAAAAACATAAAGAGGCCCAGAACAAGCTCGAGCAGCAGCTCAAAACTGCGGCTGATGCCTATGCCAAGCTCAAGGAAAGCTTCGATCCGGTCAGCGCGGCGGCGGATGAGCAGACGAAAAAAACCGAGGAACTGCGGCTGCTTTACAAGGCCGGGAAGATTTCCACGGAAGAGTACGGCCAAGGCCTGCAATGGCTGAAACAGCAGTATGACCAAACCGTGGCGTCCGCCAATGGGATGGCTGAAGCCATGAAGTACGAGGCCGACCTGCAGCGCCAGCTTGCGCTCGCTACGGCCTCCTACGAGCAGTCGGCCGCAGCAGTCGGAATGGGCAGCAAAGAGGCTGAGCGGGCACAGGCGCGCTTGTCGCTTGAGCAGGACACCAACAATAAGGTTCTCGCGCTGCGCACTGAGCTGGCCACTGCCACCACGGACAAGCAGCGCCAGGCGCTGGAATCGCAGATCGCCCTAACCCAGCAGTACGGCGCCCGGCAGTTGGCGGCAATGCAGCAAGGGTATGTGAATCTTGATGCAGCTCAGGGTGACTGGAAGCTGGGAGCAAAGTCCGCTTTTTCCGATTATCTGGACTCGGCCAAGGACGTAGCCGGGCAGACGAAGGCCGCTTTCACAAGCGCTTTCGGCACGATGGAGGATTCGCTGAACACGTTCGCGACCACGGGCAAGTTCAAGTTCTCTGATTTCGCAACATCCATCATCACTGACATGGGGCGCATCGCCTCTCGGAAAGCGTCTTCCGCTTTGCTGGAGATGCTGTTCAATGCGGGAGTCAGCTCTCTGGGTTCCAGCGGCGGCGGGAACGGATTGGCTGCGGGGTCTGCTGGCGCGGTGTCATCGAATCTCGGCGCTTCACAGGCCGGCTACTCATCGACCTACTTCGCCCAGGCCAAAGGTGGTGCGTGGTCGGGTGGAGTACAAATGTTTGCCGACGGTGCAGCGTTTACCAACAGCATCGTCAACACGCCCACGGCGTTTGGCATGGCCGGAGGTGGGACTGGCGTGATGGGGGAGGCCGGGCCGGAGGCGATCATGCCGCTGGCGCGCGGTGCAGACGGATCACTCGGTGTTCGTATGGTTGGAGGCGCTGCCACCAGCGGCGGCACGGTCGTAAAAGTGGAGGCACCTGTTTACCTGACACTTGAAGACCGGAGCGGCGAAGGCATGGAGATCGACAGCGCGGCGCTTCAGCAGAACATGCAACGCCAGATGCTCGGGGTTGCACAGAAAGCCATCGCCGATTCATGGCGACCCGGAGGCACAAGCCACCGAAACACCAGCGGGA